GGATCGAAGGTGATCCAACTCGCTGATGCCGCCAGGCGGGACACGGTCCCACGTGGCCGAAGTCGTGGTGGACGACTGGAACAGCTCTTGGATGACGTCACGGTCGATCTCCAGCCCGATCTCCTGCGCCACAGCCGTGACCATCTCGGTCTCGGCTTCGACGCCGTGAAGGTGCCGAAGGTCTTCCGCCGCCTCGCTCGACCAGAGGCTCTTGATGCGGCGCGGAACCGCTTCGATGAGCTTCTTCTTGACGTCGAGGGACATCGTCGGAACCTTGGTGTTCAACTCCCCATCGTAGAAGTAGTAGCACTTGATGGGGTTGCTCAGCGCAGGCACGTTCTGGAACTTGAACGCGTAGATGCTGCCGTTGGCGTAGTTGATCGAACCACCGGCATTCGCGCCTGCAGGACTGAATGTGAAGCCACCTGTTCCGTTGTCGGTCGCCACCTGGACGTCCGCACCGGTTGTGGCATTCAGCTCCTTGATGACGCACGCAAACCCACGACTTGTGTCAAGTGGACGTACCGGAGTGAAGGCGAGGTTTGCGTTCAGCTTGGTAACCGCGCCACCGCCACCGTAGTTCACACCGTCGCCAGTGGCGAGGATTTCGCCGTTGACGTACTCGGACGTGTAGTCCTTGTCGAAGTCCTTCGGGAAGACGTTCCCAGCCGTCGTAGCACCCTTCGTGGTGCTGTAGACGTAGTCCATGTAGAAGACCGCGCCCACGGGGCCAGTCATCGGCTGGACCGATACGATCTCGTTCGCAATGAGGTTGGGGAACACGCGGCGCAGAATCGGGAAGATGAACTTCGTGAAGCTGCCCACGTTGATCGCGCGGGTTTCCTCACTCAGTCCCCGAAGGTGCAACGCCTGATTCTCCATCAGCATCGCGGTGACTGCTCGGGTATGTCGCTCCCTCGGGGTGCGTTGATCGAGACCTTCGAGCAGCTGGCCCCATTTTCGATCGAGGGCTGCAACGTAGCTCTCGTCCAAGATGGTGCGGATCGCCGAGCCGTCTTCGACCAGTTGACGGGTGTCAGGTGCCATGTCGTTTCCTCCTAAACCTCTCGCGAAGTAGTGTGCCTATCTTGCGTCCAACTCAGCTGATACCGGACATCCGCTGCAAGTGCTCGACGGAAATCCCAAGCCCGTTGTAGTCCTCGGTGATCGGCTTGGGCGAAGGACGGTTGTCCCCACGCTCTTCCTCGCGAGCATTGTACCCGCGTCCCTTGGACATGCTGCGAACGCGCTCCCGAACTGCGTCGATGTCCGTCGCAGCAGCGGGGGCAGACGAGTTCTCACTGATGATCTCGTCGACCTGATCCTGGTCCGACAAGTCGGTTGCTTCCAGAATCTTTCGAATCTTGACAATGTTCTGGTTGCCTGTCAACTGTCGTTCGGCGTAGAGCATGAGTGCCTGCGCCTTGTTGGCTTCCAGAGCCTTCTCCACCGCTTCGAGCAGCTGGCGGTTATCCGCCTTCATCTGCTCCAAGTCTTCGAGCTGTGCCTTGCGGGAGAGTTCTGCGCGCTCGCGCTCGGCTGCAAGCAGCTGCTCTCGCTCTTCCTCAAGGACTCTCACACGGGCAGCCTCAGCGGATTCACGGGCCTGCTTGTCCTCTTGAAGCTGCTTCTCAGCAGCCTCGGCGGCTTCCCGACGCTCACGGAGCTGCGTCTTCACCGAACCGAGACGCTCCTTGAGGCTATCAGCCGACTCGAACAAGCCCACATCTCCGATGAGATTTCGGATGAGGTCCGCTTCCGGATCCTTGCCAATTGTCTTCTCCAAGAAGTACTTGTAGCCAGCTTCCTTGGCGACCTTGGCGAGCTTCTCCATCTCCTCCTCCAGACCCCTGAGCTGAAGGTCGCGTTCGGCGACTTGCTCCTTCAAACGCTTGATCTCCGTCTCCTTCTGCCGAACTACTACTTCGACGTCGGCCGGGATGACGTAGGGGCGAAGAAGATTCTTCACAGATTCGAGCACGGTGCGTGCGCCTGCCACTGAGGGATCAGAAAGCAGCTCACCCCGCACCTCTTCTCGCAAGTCGCTCTTGAGCTTCCCCATCATGTCGGGAAGTTTGCCGCTGAACTCCTCTCGAAGCTGCGCTTCCCGTTCTTGCACGGCGCTCTGTACCTTGACAGCGACTTCCTCTTGAAGACGCTCTTGCACGCGGGTCTCGACTTCTTCATCGAGCTGCTTCTGATCCTTGAGGTCCATGCCGTGCTCCTTCGACTCAACGAAAGGTTCGGGGTAGGCGGTGCTGTCAGCTGGGTCAGCGACGAAGTCGAACGTGGCGAGCCGGTAGTCCTCTTGGACAACTTCCTTGCCTTTGCTGTCCGCCTTCGTCGAGCCAAAGCCTCGCGAGCTGACACCGATCTTGGCCCCGCTCTTCAACAGGGCTTGGAGATCCTTGCCCTTCTGAGTATCGAGAGCCTCGGCCTCCCCGATGAGGACACCGTCATCCCGCAGTTCCAGTCCGGTTAGCAGATGTGAGGCACGAGAGAGGAGAGTCTTGCCGTCTGCTGGGTGATCCAGCTCTCCCAAGACCTTGCGCTCCGTCATGGCCTGGGTCAGCCGGTTGATCTCCCTCTCCCAAATGGGTCGCGGATACACACGACCGTTCTCGGTGGCGATGTCAGCCTTGGCGAACTCGCCTCGGGCCTTGACCTTCTTCCCATCACCCGACTCCACCAACGAAAAGTTGATGAACATCGTGTCTCGAAGCAGTTGGGGTTGGGTCGTCATCAGTGTTTCCGCCACCTGAAGTTACCACGAAAAGGGGTGTTGGCGAGGGGGGATTGGAGTACCGACTTCTTGGTCTTCCTGGTTTTACGTTTGAATGGGTTACCTTCCCAGCCTACGATCTCCAGTCTACCACTACGATACGCCGATCTCCTACGCCTCCACGCCTCCGTCAGTTTCCCGAGTCGTCGTCCTCGGGGTCCTCCTCCTCGGAATCATCGTCTTCGGAGTCATCGTCTTCTGTCATGTCGGCGTAGATTTCTAGCCCAGACAGGAGGTCATCCATGTCGGACTTGAACGCCGCTTCCAGCTCTTCGTCCAGCTCGATTTCCTCGGCTTCCAGCGCCTCGGCGATCTTCGCGGACTGCTCAGCCAACTCAGCAAATCGCTTGCCGAGGTCCGCCAGCTCCTCTTCTTGGATCTCATCACCCAACGCTTCGAAACCACGAGCCATGGTATCGGAGATCAACGCGATATTCGCGTAACCCCGAACGAACTCCCGGTTCTGGCGCTCTCCGATGGTGTCCAAGATTCCGCCGACTTCTTCGACCATGTTCGCGACGCGATCCATGCCAGCTAGCCGCATATTCGGCTTGCCAGCCATGCCCGCGTGCTTCTTCCAGAAGCTCAGACGGAGCTTGGAGCGTTTCTTGCCACGCGAGGACTTGGCATACTTGCGAGCACGGACCAGCTCTTGGCCCTTGTTCTGCTTGTAGTACTTGCGCCTAGCGCGCTTCAACGCCATCCGAAGCGCTGCACTCTTCTTCGCTCGCCGCTTCAGCTTGAGAGCCTCTTCGACCGGCTCATCGCCGTCTTCGTCTTCATCTTCGGTGGGATCTTCGATGGGTTCCACCTTGGTCTGATGTGACTCACAGACGAGGCCGATCGCCTGGAAGTCCTCTTCGATTGTCGTCAGTCGGAACTTGGTGCTCATGTCCTCACCCTTGGTCCTGAGTGGCAGTCTCGATGTACCGAACCGCAACATCGTAGCGGTACATCGCCTTGGAGGCAACATCGTGGAGCTGCCCACGCGCTGCCACATCGAATACTCCGGATGCAGCCTCTCGGAGCACCTTGGCGGCACGCTGGACATCTTCCTCGAAGTCGAGCGCGAACCCTCCCAGGCTCCTCTCCTTCTCGATCGTAGACGCCGCGAGCGCAGTGAACTTCTCTGTCAGCGCCTCAGTCCGATCCCGCAGCTTCTCGAAGGATTCGACCACTCGGATGAGATCCGAGTGAACGAGACCCTCGTATCCGGCACGCTGCTCGACAGGAATGGATCCGTCGTACAGCTTGGTGAACTTGGCTTCCATACGATTCTGATCGATCATCCCTAGGTCTGATCCGATCGCCTTGTGGATGCCGCCCTGGTTCGATTCGTAAGCCGACTTCCAGGCACACTCGCGGCCGAAGTGATCCTGCACCAGCTTGACGAGGTCGGCAGGAGAAATGATCTCCCGCTTGTCCTCGACCATCGGAAGGATCTCCCTGGCGCGACTGTAGGCCCGATTGTCGTCCCCTTCCAAGAGCGCGTTCACGATCTCCTTGGAGCGGCTCTCGACGAACGCTTTCGAATCGCTCGGCTTCACGCTGGTGAACGTGTAGGGCTCGTGTGACACGATCATAGGCTCGCCGCCACCGGACATCTCGAATCGCACGCGCGCCGCATCGCCGGACTCGGCCAGCACCACCGCGTGATTCGGGAAGGTGGAAACCAATTTGACCTGACACGCTTGTCCGAAGATCCTCTGGGACGCCTTGGTGGCTTCCTCTGCGAGCTGCTCGATGAGCCTCTCGTAGCTCCCTTCGGTAACGCGCTTCAGCTCGTCGGGTGGGACAAATCGATCTAGGAGCATCGGAGTGAAGGTACCTTTGGGCTGCGTTAGGTGTCAACAGGATTCGTCAGTGTCTCTTCTCGGACCGAGTAGCTCCAACAACATCCTTCAGTAGCTTGGAGATAGACTCTATCCGAGCCGCCATCTCCCTGTCCGTTCGGAGAATGTCATCTAGTTTATCCGAAGCGCGCTGTTCGGCAAGTCTATCTCCAGCATGAAGCTCTTGCTTAGAGATCCCCCCAGATCGGAACCCCCTTGATTTAGCGCGTTCCCGTACCCGTTCCATCATCGCTGCCATACGAACATCTAGCGCTTCACCCGCCCCCATCGGCTGTTCTTGCTGCGGCATCGCCTGCGCGATGAGCTTCTGCGCCTCCGCTTCACCCTTGCCCTGCGCAACCGCCGCCCGAACTGCATCTTCGCCTCGCTCTCTGATCACTATGTCGATGTCCTCGTCTGGAAGCGAGAACACGTTCTTCAGGATCCAATGCAGCGACACGAAGTCGTTCATACGCGCAGCTAGATCAGCCCGCGCATTGCGCACTTCCAACTGCGCCAGCTCGAAGATTGCGCTTGGTACTGTCATCCAAATCTCGAAGTCCACCGTCGAGGGATCGATGTTCTTCGCCATCAGATGGATCCGGCACACCTTGCGGAATCCGTTCTTCAGCTCACGTTGAACCCGGAGCACTGTCCTAGCGAACCGGACGTCCTCGCTCGACAACACCGCACGAGCCACCCCTTGCTCTTGACCTAGGTATGACTTGGGCACCTTAATCGAACTGAACATCTTGTCACGGAAGTACTCGATGTCGTCCATGTGCTGCCACTGAGGAGCACCCACGACGTCGATGCGTGTGCCTTCCTGCCCGCCGCGCGAAGGAACGAAGAAGTCCTCATCTTGAGCAAGCGCGTCGAACCTCAGCTCCAGCTTGCCGGTGCTTGGGTTGACGTACTTCTTCTTTCGGTACTGCTGCCGTATACGGTTCACGTAGGCCAGCGCTTCGGCAGGAGGCATGTCGCCGACTTCGATGTAGAAGGCAAACCTCTCCACCGCCTTGGTCAGACGAAATAGGATCGCCGAGTCCTCCAAGATGGTCAGCCGCTTCCAGATCCACCTAGCTGGCTCCAAAACCGAGAAACCGTACACACTTCGTCGATACTTCGAGCGTAGACGGAAATGCACAACCTCCCACGACTCCAGTGCCGCCATCCCATATGCAGGATCATTCGGATCGTCTTTCGCCTTCGTGTCTCCGCTGGACTGCTTCTTGAGCATGGTCAGGAAGTCGTGCGGCGTGACGTGAAACCGTTCCTTGAAGTCCTGAAGAAATCCCAGACAGGTGCCCTTCTGATCTTCCACGCGGCGCACTGTCGCTGGCGGCAGGAAGTTGAATCCGACTACCCCATCCGGACCGAGCAAGACCTCCTCGAAGTCATTGCCGTACTTGACCAGGGTCCGGGCAATCTCCCACACCTCTTCGTCTACGATCAGACGCTTCTGGAGCAACTCGTCATCTAGGATCTCCTGAATCCGCTTGTCGGAAGAGGTGATCCACATGGTCCGATTGGTCACGCTGTCCACTTGGGTCGCGTCATCCGCGAAGATGTCGATGGCCGTCCCGATCTCGGGGTAGTCATCCATGTCTTCGTAATCGGTGTAACGAGAGGTCAGGTCTCGATCGACTGTGAGCCAATCCGACAGCAGCCCCTGCCCCATGCCAAACAGAAGCTCGCGTTGCTGGGTAGGGAACCTCTCGTTGGTGGCTCCTCGCGCGTGCTGCCGAGCAGCAAGGGTCTCATCCCGGTCAAACCAAGTGCGAACCTTGCCCGCGATGTTGCCAAACCAACCCATGCTTGATCTCCATCACTGCTTCCCACCACCACCAAGAATCCAAGCATCCTCTGCGGACGTCCCGAACATGATGGGAGGTAGCGTTTCGTTCATTTTGGTTTCAAGCATCCCTGCGAGAGCCGCTTGTTGCTGCTCAGGCATCCAGGGGTCTTGAGCATACGCTGAATGCTGTATCATCGGCAACGGCTGATTCGTCGAGCGCTGGGACAACGTGTAGAGACACCCTGCTAACGCGTCTGCAACGTCCTTCGACCCAGCGGGAGGGTGGTCGATCTTCCTACGCCGCCCTCGCCGATCTTCCTGCAAGGTCTCCAGCTCCTTCCGGAGCGGAGGATAGTTGTAGAGCACTACCCGATCCTCGTACAACGCCGTCTTCAGGTTGTCGTAGGGATCTGGCGTCAAGTCTACCGATACCACCTCGGCTCGGTATCCACGCTGCTTCAGCTGCTGAATGGTGTCCGATGATTGCCAGGAGTCGAGGGAGACACGCGTGACCATGAACCCATGGGCTGACAAGTCGTAGACCAGATGTCGAAGGTCTCCCAACACGATCTCCCCTCCGATGGGAGGAACAATCTGAAGCACCAGGTCCACCGTGTAGACCGGCGCACGCTCGGCAAACTGCCGACCGTCTTCGGCTCTACGGATGACTTGTTTGTACCCACTGATGTGGCTCATGCAGAACCCCGTCGAGTCGCCTCGAAGCGAAGGGTCGATGTGCACATGCCTTGGAGCGTCTGGGTTGACCAAGGGCTTCCACGCAGGCTCTCGTACACCAGACGGACCTCGAACCATCCGAGTCTCAACCAAGCGATCCCACATGAAGGTCCCTCCCCTCGAAGGGTCGTAGACCGCCACCGAGAAGGGGTGCTCGCGTTCATTCTGCATGGACGCAGCGATCTTGTCCCGTCGTTGGATGTACGGGTTGACCGACACAGTCGCCACGCCCGCGATGTCTCTTATGGAATTGTGGACCACCACCCCTGCCGACAATGCGAAATTGTGTACCCCTTCCACTGTGATGTCGTACACGTCGGCCCGACCGGCCGGTTCCACGTGAACCACCTTATGGTTGTTGCCATCTTCCCGGAGGGACTCCAGACAACGTGAGCATTCCTCAAACGGCCCGGTATGCCAGCGTGTATGCAGTCCCTTGATACGCCCTATACGCATCCGAGGATCTGATCGAACTGCCTCTGCCATGCGTGCCG